TACAAATGTAACACCAGGGAACAATGATATAGTTGCAGTACCACCATATTCTTGATTTAACATTATAATTGTTTCATCAACAATATCATCTGTGTTGGTTAAGACCAATTCTCGTTTTGCATTAATAGTAACATCAGCTAGTGTACTGTAGCTGTGATTTACTTCTGTAGGTAATGAAGTATTTCCATTCTTAATAACTTCTGCTATTTTTTCTACTAGAATCCATATGTAGTTTGCTGAAGTTGAACTCCCTGCAGAACTACCGATTACTTGAGTTTCAGTAACATCTTCGCTTGGAGTAATTGTATTGTTTAATGCTATTTCTTTTAATACAGTTGCAAGATGTTTATAAGAAAATTCCGAAACACCCGACTGATCGGCGGTACCGACTATTGCATTTCCTAATACTGCACCATTGTAGTACGCTTCAGCAGCTCGTCGAGTTTGTTTATTGCCGCCATAGGTCATGTCGTAAACCGCAGCATCTATTATATAGCTTATATCACGTTGGCATTTTTGTACATTATAACTAAAGCCAATTAGGTTGTTGGTGATAAAATCAATTGTACCTTGCTGTATTGTTGAACTTTGAGCTAAGAGGTTAGTAGCTGCATCGTCAACACTACTTGTATTCCAAGAATAGTCAGGTAGTTCTTCTTGTGGAGTTGAAACTAATCCGTCATTTATTGCATCTATAACAATATCAAATAAATTGTTTGATATATTGCTATGTGTTGACAATCCAAATCCTGGAGTTAAAACTTGAGATTCAGTGTTTCCTGTAGTCGGTGTTACAGCAATTCCTTCTATTATATCGGCTGCAACATCTCTTAGATGTTCAATTGCAGCAGAAGTTTCTGTTTCTTGTGTAGGTATCTGAGTAGTACCGTAGTTGTAATACGCTCTAGCAGCAACTAAAATAGCTTTGTTACCGCCGTATAATAGATCGTGTGTTACAGCATCTATTAGATACCCAGTGTCTCTAGCACAAAGAGATTCGTTGTATGTAAGTCCGCTTAGATCGGAATTAATGTAAGATATAACACTTGACTGAAGACTTGTTTTTTGTGTTTGTAACGATATTCTTGCATTTGCATATTCCGAAGATACCCAACTAAAATCTGGCAATACTTGAGAAGGCAATGTATCAATGTCGTCAATTGCATTTGCAATATCTTGAGACAGTTCGATTAACCTGTCTACTTCTGTACTACTTGCTGCTATGCTTCCTAAATCTTGTAGTTCGGCGTTGCCTGCTTGTGGAGTTATAGGTATACCTTGTATAATGTCGCCTAAGATATTAGTTAAATGATTAAACGCTGCAACTGTTTCAGTTTTTTCAGTTGGTACAACACTTGTCGTTCCATTCCAGTACGATTGTGCTGCAATTCTTGTTGCATAATTACCACCATACATTATGTCATGACTTAACGCATCTACAAACAACTTTACGTCTCTGTTACAATAAGTTGTATTAAATGTTAAAGACGGGTATGTATTTTCTACAAATGCTACTACATCTGCACCTATAAACTCTCTGTTATTTTGTAGTTGTTCTTTTGCATAAATTTGATCTGTCGGTACGCCAGATTCATCCCAAATTAAATTATCTGCTGCTATTGTTGTGCTTTCAGTTCCATTAACAATAATATCAATTATTTCGTCAAATCCTGCATTTGCTCTTAGCAACGCATTACTCGAACTTACTAGTAAGGTTCCTACTAATGATTTTAAATGTGTAATCGCCGAAACTGTTTGCACAACTTGGTCGTCTATTACCGGCGAAGCAACTGCTCGTTGGTATGATAAACCAGCAGTAACTGAATTATAATTTGTTCCTAGTGCAACATCAAGACTTACTGCATCTACTATAAGTCCGACGTCACGAGAACACTTTGCACTATCGTATATAAAATAGTTGTCATTGATCCATGCTATGGTTTCGGCAACTAGAAAATCCCTGTTGTCCTGTAGCTGTCTCGATGCATCTCTTAGTTCAGTACTAGCACTAGGAGGATAGTTAAATGTTTTTCCTTCGCTTGGAAGATCTTCGTATTCAATCACACTTAACAAATCGTCAAATCTATCACCTACTGCGGTTGATACCGATGAACTAGATATTGTTGCAAGTTGTGCTAGACGTTTAGTTTCTCTTAATGCTAAAATAGTAGCAGGCAACTGATTAGCGTCTACTACCGAAGCGGTTGCTCGTTTATAAGCAAGTCCGGCAGTTATACTATTATAATTTGTGTTTAGTCTCACATCTCTTGCAACTGCATCTAAAATCAATGCTACGTCACGTTTGCATTTTGTTCTATCATATGTAAAATCTGGATAGTTGTCTATTATAAAGTCAGAAATCTCAGTTACTGCGGTAGATTTATTTGCAAAAATTTGTCTCGATGCGTTTTGTATTTGCGATGTTGCCCAAGTTATTTCCGGATAACTTGCTACAGGTAAACCACTTATAGTAGAATTATCAACAACGTCAATAAAAATTTGTACTAAATCAGATATTTCGTCAACTTCCAATCCTGTAGCATTATCGCTACTAGTATCTTGAGTTAACGGGTTTGCTGGAGTTTTTTCGATTAAGTTGCCTAAAATAATTTGTCCTACAACATACTGTAAATGCTGGTATGCTTCAACTGTTGGTTCAATTTCGTTTGCGTTTACTGGTTGAATACTAGTTTCTATAAAGTATGCATTAGATGCATTTCTTGTTGCAGTGTTGCCTTTATAAAGTATGTCATAAGACAACGCATCAATAATATAACCTACATCTCTATAAAATTTATCGCTGTCGTATGATAGTGTTGGATGATTAGCTGTAATCCATTCTAAAATTTCTTCTTGTATAAATTCTCTGTTTGCTCGTAAATGATTTTTAGCATTTATTCTACTAGTTAATCCATTAGTAGGATTTGGATACTGTATATCATTTGCGCTCGAGCTATCACTTGCACCGATTAATTCTATAATTTCATCGAAAGCAGCATTGCTTCTAGTATTTGCAGTAGCACTTGCAACAACTGCACTATATCCAGCAACAATCGATTTTAATTCAGTAAATGCAGCTAATGTTTGTGTAAGTTGTCTTGCTCTAATTTCTGAAGAGTAACTTCTTTGATATGTTAGCCCAGTTGTTACAGCATTATAGTTTGTTCCTAATGCTACATCATAAGCAACACTTTCCATTGCTAATCTTACATCGCGATCAAAGTTATCTTGATTATAAGATAAGTATGTAAATTGTTCTGCAATATATTTTGTTACTTCGTCAATGATAAACTCTCTGTTGGCGAGAATGTTGTCTTTAGCTGATATTGTGCCACTTGACAGTGTCGGTAAATCGTTGTATATTACATCTGGTGCAGCACTGCTATCACCTCTGTCTAACATATTAGTTACAATTGCAAAGCGTTCTATTATATCGTATCTAGCATCCAAGTTTCCAGAATCGCTGTCTGGTAGCAAATCGAGAATTAAGTCTCTTGCAGATTCAAGACCGTATACAGTTGCTTCAAGCTGTTGTCTAATAACTTTTTGCGCGGCTACTCGTAAGTATGATCTACCGGCTGCTAGTGATTGGTATGTTGTACCTAATGCAACATCTCCCATAATAGCATCGACTATTCTAGCAACGTCTCGTCTACAGATATTTTCATCGTAAATTAAAGGTTGGTCAGTTATGTCAGTGTTTGTTATATAGTACTTTGTTGCATCGCCATCAAACGTAATAACCGATCCTACTTGGGGAATATCTCTTAAGCTATCAATTTCTACACTTATGTTTCGTGTAAGGTTTACATCTGCTTCTGCTTCGACTGTCCATGATCCGCCTACAAATGTTACTTGTGGTACAAATGTATATCTTGATCCTGAATTAGTAACAATAATACCTGTTAGTTTTCCTGTTGTAACATCAATAATTGCTGTACCAGTTGCAGTTACTCCGCCCGGAACGGTAGGAGGATCAAACACTACCGCAGGAGCACTGATATAACCGGCACCCTGGTTAGTAATTGTTACACTTCCTACTGTTGAATAATAATCTTGAACAGGTCTTGCTGTTGTATAAGGAGTTTCGTAAACTCCGTCTGCAACAATAGCATATGTACCAAAGTCAGAAACTGAGTTAGAAATTGATAGATAACCACCATTGGTTGTTAAAAATCCAGTACGGCAAAAAACAGTAAAACAGCTAACAATTTGTGTATAACCAAAATTAGTAATATGGAAACCGATGCCGCCTTGTGCAATCTGAGTAAATGCGTCGGCAACCATTGAACGAACCAACGACCTAGGATCGTATTCGTCTCCATCAACTAATATACCGTTGCCGCCGCCGGTTTCGTTTACACGCTTTGCTAATGGTACTCTAACATCATTTATAATAGGTCTTGCACCCGGAGTAACGCCTTCGATTTGTACAGTTTCAAAAGGTACAAACTCTGTGCCATCGTTTAACCAAGGTCCGTTAATGTTTGAGCAATTTTGTACGTAGGGCGATGTAGTAACTAATGCTCCAGATTTAATTTTTACACAAAACCCTGGGTCGGCCAATCCCCTAAAAGTTATTTGATATATGTAACAGGCATTGTCTACATAAAATATGTCATCCTGGTTGTTGTTTGGCCAAACGTTTGTTGTACGTAAGCTATCTCCTCTAACAGTTTGACGTACTTTTAATGTAATAGGATTGTCTTCGTAGTAATCTCCTGGCGCAACTTGAATTATTGCTCCAACAGGTGCTGCTTCAACTGCGGCTTTTATTGTTTTTTTAGCCCTGTCGGAAGTCGGTCCTAACCCGCTGTTGTTATCATCTCCTTCGAGTGATACATAATAAACTAATGCATTTTCTTCAGCACCGGGAATATTTCCTGTAACAATTAAGTTTCCATTTATTGTTACATTACCACTTTTAGGTGTGAGGTTGATCTGTCCGTCACCAGTTATTACTAACTGACGATCTCCGACTTTCCTTTCATGCAGTATCTGTTGCTTTACATATTTCATATTTTATACTTCTAAATAACTTACCGTTGCTGATATCTTGTCTGGGTCTGTGCTTATTAAAATTACTCTGTCGCCTTCGTCGAGTAGAATCCTTTCTGCACTAAACGTGAATGTATCTTGTGCTGGTAATGAAACGTTATTTAGAATTTTGTTTACATCGCTTTTAACGCCGCCTGATCCTTTTACTAAATGCATGTCAAAGAAACTGTCGTTGGCAGTATCTGCGGTCGGTGCATAATTACATACAATTACAGTTGTAATTGCATATCGTTTCGATGATGGAACAGTTAAAAGCGTTGTGTCAGTTTCTAAAATGAGTGCGCTTGCTATTGACATATTTTGCTTTCCTTTAAAAAATCATTGCATATAATATTGCTTTGTTCTTACTGATCAACTCGCCATTGGTACTGTCTTCGTTTATAAAAAATATTCCAGTAGCACCATCAGATTCTGCTTTTGAATATATCTTTACACCGTCAACCGGAGCAGAAGGATCTGATATTTTTGTTAATTCAATTGCAGTTGAAATTTCAACACTACCTGTTCCGTTACCCGATAGTATAATATTTTGATTAGTAACATTAGAAGTTATTTCGTTATCAGAAATTCTAATGTTATTTAAATCTAAATATGTTTCAAAAAACTCTGCAATGTCAACGCCGTTTACTTTAAACAATATCTTGTTTTCAGGATCGCCGTTTGTTGTATCTGTTGCTTCTACTGCTGTGTTTCCAGTACCTACTGGTGCCCAAATTTTTGTGTGAACGTTGTACGTATTATATGCTTTAACATAATCTTTTAAAACTTGAACGTTAGGTATAGCATCGTTGTCGTAAGGAGTTGCTAGCTTATCAGGGTTTGAGCCGTTAAATGTTATGTTACTGCCTGTATACGGAAATACTTGTTTTTCGTAATCGACTGTACCGGTAACACTTACTATACCAGTTCCTTCGCTGATAAGATATAAGTCAACATCATCTAAAGTTTTAATACTGTTGGTGTAAATTCCTAAAGAATGTCCAGAGGCATTTTCAAATGTATATGCTCCATTTGTTATACCTCCGGTTCTGCTGTCTAAGAAACTCTTATCTTCGTCAAAAAACAGATGTGCATTGCTTAATGAACCTCTGTCAATGATAAGACCTGCTGTATTTAAAGTTACACCTGCACCGGTTTCACCATTGTTTAGTGTAATGGTGTTATCAGTAATAACCAAGTCTTCACTACCAACTGATGTTGATGTACCTTCAACTGTTAAGTTACCTTGAATAATAACGTCACCAGAATCTAAGTCAATAGTTCCTCCTGGATTGATTTTTATTCTATACAGATCAACACTGTGATTATGTACTTTAGATGATGCCATGTTTTTATCCTAGCTCGGTATTATGCTTGTCCTGGTAAGTTTACGCTTAGTACTGCGTTAGGAACACTTGCTGATTCTCTAGCATCCGGTGTATTACCAATAGCCCAAATAGCGTTATCAGCAACGTCGCCTTCAGGTGGTGTACCGTTCTTTTCAATCTGTACAGTTCTGTTTCTTAGTTGAGTTACATTATAAGTTGTTGAATCAGATCCTACACAGTCAATTCTAAAAGTTCCGGCAGTCATTGCACCGTTTGCTGCTGTTGTAAGTTTCATGATTTCACCAGCTGCTGGGTTTGCGTTATCTGAGTTTAAACGAACCCAAAACTGGTTTGAACCTTTTATCTTATAAATGTGTGCTGCTGTTGTAGCTTCTGAACCACCAGTGAAGTAGTGGCGGCTTACTGCAATACGGCCTGTACCGTATCCGATATATTTTTTGTTAATTGGACGTCCCATTGTTTTCTCCTTTGACGTTCTAGGTCATACGCGGTGGGTACCGCATAAATCCGGATTATCCGGCAGATATCTATGACATAAGTATTTATGCTTTTTACAAAAATGGTTACTTACCTAAATATTGTGATTTAATAAAAAAAGCACCTAGCGTAACTAGGTGCTTTTATCTGTCTTACAGTGTTTAAAATATAACAGTGGAGGAAAGTGAGCAATAAGCCAAGCAACATGCAAAAAACAAAACGCAACCCACAATGTGCAACTGAATGTTTATTTCTAGCGAGCAACGTGCAGGCCTAATCAAAGGTGTTATAACGCTAGAGCACACAAACTGTGGAGGCTAGGCCGGAGCCCAAACCAATGAACTATGTTTCATACAAGAAACAGAAACTTATCCTCTTCTCTTTCCTCCTACCGGGTAGTTTGCGGGTTCTCTAAGAGTCTATCCCGCTTAACTACCAAAACTCAGACGATACCTGCGCGAGCAAGAATTTCTTTGGTTTGTTCAGAGAGTTCAATCTCTGTTGCAACGTTTAACTCAAGAAGACTGTCTTGCAAAACAACTTTCTGCTTTTTAAGTGCAGCAAGTTTTGCTTTAAACTCGGCAACTTCTACTTCTGTAAAGATACTGGTGCGAACACTGTCTTCGCGGCCGTAGTAGTCAGACTCTGTGCGTGACTTGATCTTTCCAAGTTTTCCGACAATCACATCAGTTTCAACGGCAGGTACAACTTTTGCAAGTTTGCTGTAGAAAGCAATTTCCTTGTCAACTAATGCAACATCAGCGAGCAAATCGTTGATACCCGATTTAGCGTTTGCTTGGGCAACTTCGCGGCGAATTCTGTAAACACTAACCAGTAGTGCGTCGCGAGTCAGACACTGCGAAACAAAACGTTCTTTAGCTTCTGCAATCTTTGCAGTAGGTTTTTCAAATTCGTTAATTGCAACTTCTGTTGCCAGATCTAATCCTGCCATTGCTTCAGTGATTGCAGACTGTAGTGCGTTTGCTTTGCGTAGTGAAATTTTCATTATATTGCCTTTCTGTTTTTGTTAATAGCAATGTAACTTAGAAATGATGCAAGGTCAATCTCTTTTTTAAATATCAGTAAAAAAAATAGCGCCCGGAGGCGCTATTTTTCTTTTTGTAACTACACTTAGCTATTAGCTGAAGCTTAGGTTTGCAGTTGTTACTGCTACTTTACCTAGGTAGTCTGCTGCGTTACCAAGCGACGAAGCAGTGTTAGTTAGTTCTACATAACCATAACGTGTCATGAAGCTAACAACTGGTTCGAATGTTGTTGGGTCTAGAACAACACCGCTGCTCATTAGCGGAATGTATGGGCAGTAGAACGCTGCTGCGTCTGACTCTGAAGTGCCCTTATAACCAACAAGAACATCATCACCTGAAGCATATGTGTTAACATAAACTTTCATTGCACTGTTTAGAGTACCTACTAGCTTAGTGTTAGTTGGTGCTTCAAAAGTACCTTCAGTTGTACGAGCAAATGCTGAAGTAGTTGCTGACTGTAGTACAGTTAGAACAGTTGGCGAAACAACGCACCAGTTACCAGCGCCACGACGTGTACGCTGTGCAATTAGGTTGCTTGTACGGTTGATCTGAACTGCAAGTGCAGCATGTTCGTCACCGACGAATGTAGCAGTACCACTTACGGCAGCTTGGTCGTAAGTTTGTGCAGTGCCTGCTAGAGAACTTAGGCTACTAAGAATCTCTTGGTCGATTTCAGCAGTGATTTCTTGTGCTAAAGCAGCCATGATTTCTGCTTCAACATCAATACCGTGCTGTGACTGAGCATCTTGAGCAGCTTCGAAAGTCCAGCGAGCTGATAGCTTGCGTGACTTAGCTTCGACAGTTTGCTTCAAGATTTGGATGCTTAGTCTGTTACCAGCTACACCTTCTAGAGCACCAGTTGCACTTGGTGCAGCTGATGAGCTTGGTGTACCTGAGTACGAAGCAGCAATATTGAATGGGCTTAGTGCTTCTGAACCAGCAGTTGCACCGTTGTTGCCGTCAGCATAACGCACACGTAGAGTGTGAATTTGGCCAACTGGACCAGTCATTGGTTGAACACCAACAAGTTCGTTTGCGATAACTGTTGGCATAACACGTCTAATTACTGGAAGAATTACACGGTTTAGGGTTGCGATATTACCAGCAGCAGAAGCACCGGAAGTTGCAGATTCAGCTAGATATCTACGAGTATTTTCTAGCGTTGTTGCCATAACGGATTTCTTGTTACCGTTTAGGCCTTCGAGAAGCGCACCTTTTGTCTCCTGCCAGCGACTTTCTAATAGTTCTGACATTTTAATCTCCTTATTTAATTCCGGCAAGACGCTTAATATCAACTACGTTGCTATCTACGTCTGCGTTACTATTATTATTTTGTGTACGGTTGCCTGTTATTTCTGTGCCTTCTTTTAAAACTGCCTTCTGCTTTGCTGGAGATTTACCTTCAACTACGGAAGGTAGGTACTTGTCAAACGCCGAACGTAACTTAGGAGTTTGTACTGATTCCAGTAAGTCCATCATAATACTTTGTTGATCTTTACCTAACGGTGCAGTCAACTCGTTTAGTACTTTTTGACGTTCAGCTGATTCAACTAAACGCTTTACTTCTACATCTTTTGATTCAGCAATTTGTGTTGCTTTTCTTGCAATCACTTTTGCTTCTGCTATTTGCTTGTCCTTTAACTCAAGTACTTTTAACAGTTTCTTTGTTTCAGACTTTTCATTTAGATGCGAATTTAAATATTCTGAAGCAAATGCTTCGAATAGTTTACGACCGAAGTCGTGTTGACGTGCAGTATCAATATCTTCTTTGAGTTGACTAATTTCTTTTTTAAGAGTTTTGTTAACTGTTTCTGATACTAACTTTGCACTTCTACTGATAAAGTCAGCTCTGACCTTAGCAATGTGATCTTTTGCTTCACGTACTAGACGTACTTTTGTTTCAGCTAGATCTTGTTTATCTTCCTGGAACTCGGCAATTTCTTTTGCAAGTTGTTCGATTACAAATTCTTCAAGAGCAGAAAACTTTGATGCCATAGACTTTTGGTCTTCATGAAGTTCGGAAACTTCTTTAACTAAAGTTTCACTTACAAATCTTTTTAGTAGATTTGCATTTTCTTTCATAGCTATTGCATATTTTGCTTTTGCTTCTGCTAGTTGCTTACGATCTTCTTGGAATTCGGTTACTTCTTCTACTAGCTTTTCGCTGATCATAGAATCAATAGCTTCGATCATAACACTTTTGTCATGCTCGTACTTTTGTGCAAATTCCTCACGAAGTTCGACAGTTACTTGTCTGCGATTTTCAGCAATTTTTGCTGTCCATGCTTCTTGTATCTCGGTTTTCATTGCTTCAGTAATTGCTTCACTCTCTAAAAGGGCTTTTAGTGCTTCCATAATTTTCTCCTTTTATTGGAGCCTGCTTATTATGTTTAATAAGCTCTCTGCAATGTATTTTTGTGCCTGTTTATCGCCTTGTACTTCTTTACTAGTTAAAATTGCCTTGTATCCACCTCGTGTGTTCATTAGGTGTTCATAAATTGGTGTAGGATAAGCACCTGGCGCACTAGGTTGTGCTACCACGTCTACAGTGATTATCTCAAAATCTGATACTTCACCAGAACCGCTTTCGCTAACGTTACCGCTACCTCTCGATGAGACACCTAGCTTTACGCCGCTTTCCAGCATTGTTCTGACTAGTTGTCCCATCGGTGTAGGTAGGATTTTTAATTTTCCGTAACCATTAGGTCCGTCCATCCACATTTCAGTAATCATGTGGCTGACGCGGTCCAAGTTTATATTAAGGCCTTCTGGATGATCTACTTCCCCGAGCACTGAGTATCCGCCTTGGATTTGTTCGCTGAGCGTGGTGACAGCCCTGCCAATCTCTCTAACGGGATAAACACGCTGATTTGCGTTGCGTACTCCGCCTTGAATGCAAATTCCTTTCATATAAAGGTTTTTGCCTTCATCAGCAGACTCAACGACTATCCTTGCTTGGTCGAAACTTAAATGTTCACGTAGGTAGTTCATCCGTTTTCCTTAACCTTAGCTGCCCATTATTGATTTAGAATTGGCGCCGTTGTCTCCCTTTGCAGGGGATTTTGCTGATGTCATTGATTTACCAGCCTTACCGCCAGGAACGTTTACGTTACCAGCGTTATCTTCTTTAGTCGATGGGTTAGCTAAGCCGCCTTGTGTTCCGCCCTTCTCTGTTGAGAATGACTTAGCAATATTAGCAGTTGTTCCGCCCATGTCGTTCTTACCAGCTACTGCTGACTTGTTGTTAACTCCATTGTCGCCCATTTTTGCGCTTACTTTTTCTACGTATTCACGCATTTGTTCAGCTGCTGTTTGCTTGCCTTTTGACTTTTCTTTTTCTTTGTCTTTAGCTTCAAAAGCTGGTGCAAATACTTCTTTGGTTTCTTCTTCGTCGTCGCCTTCGTCGTCCATGTCACCCATGTCGCCTTCGTCGTCGCCTTCTTCGTCGCCTTCTTCGTCACCCATTAGCTTTTCAAATTCTGCTCTTAGATCTTCTAGTGCGTCTTCTAGGTCTGCAACGCGGTCTTCTACATCACCTTCACCTTCGTCGCCCATGTCCATGTCGTCTTCGCCGCCCATGTCCATTCCCATGTCGCCCATCATGTCGTCAGTTGCATCGCCGCCCATTACAGGTGCTTCAACTTCAAACTCGTCTAGGCCAAACATTTCTTCTAGATCTTCTTCGTCTGATTCTTCTAGTTCGTCTTCTTCTGACTCGTCTACTTCTTCATCAGTAGCTTCTTCTAGATCATCTTCTTCATCGTCTTCGTCTTCCGACTCGATTATGTTTTGATAAATTTCACGTGATTTTTCTACCACGATTTCATGGAATAGTTCTTCTGCTCCGGCGCGATCTTCGTTAATCAGACGCTCGAGCATTTCTTCAAACTTGCTGCGATCAGTCATTGTTATCTCCTTATTTAGTTGTCAAGGCTGTCAGTTATATTTACACTTTATTTTAAAAACCATGCTTAAATGGTTATATTTAAGCGTATTTTTAAAATTTTAAAGTAAATTAAATCTTTTCTTAAATAAATCTACTGTAATGTGTGTTAAATTTATCAATCCTGATAGAGTTTCTGGTACAAAACTGTTTTGATCTTCAACTACTCTTATATATTTTATAGTGTTGTGTTTCTTGATACATGTTGCAGTTTGTCTAGCCCAGTTTCCAAAGTATGTGGCTCTTTCGTTTTCTCGTTTGTAATTTTCTGTGCCTGCATACACATTGTTTACCAACTCTTTTCTCAATCCGATACCTTCATAGTCAAAGCCTAAGATATAGATTGTTTTGTATACATGTGTGCTTGCTAGCATCAATGCGCTAGGTCCGCTGCTCCATCCTAAGTTAGGATTGAACAAATTTAATCTCGGAACTTCTCTTGTGTATCTGTTTGGATTGGTCCAAACTTGATGATTCATTTGATAGCTTTTTCCAGAAATTTCTTTTATCATTTTTGTATCAACTGCAATCAAATGATCAGGAGAAAATTCTCTATACAGTCCATTGCATCCGTAGATTTTTCCATAAGGACG